TGCTTCATAACCCTCAGCTGGTGGTTGATAATTGACCTCATAAGCTTCTGGTGTATCAGGTCTTCCTAATTTACCATAAAACTGATTCCAATCATCTTCTGTTGCGTGTTTGTTTGGCAAGGCAATTTTGTCTGCTCCTACCATGCGTTGTGCATGAACGTAACCTTTTGCAAGTTGGTCCAAGTCTTGTATGTTTTGCAATGACGGTTCGTTACGCATATCTTCTGCTAAATTATCAATAAATCTAGCAGGCGTTACTTCAGGTGTCGTTGCAGATTGCGTGGGAGTTTGTTGCTCCTCCGCTACAGTTGTCTGTAATTCTTCTGACATTTATTTCTCCTTTTGTTTTAGGACATTTTCAATCCATAATACAGCAGCTCTCTGTCCTTCATAAAAAGCTGACTCATGGCTATCACCTTTAACATTTGTAGTTGCATAAAAATGACATCTTCTTTTTAAATCTTCCAGGACACGTTCGCCCTGCTCAGATCCAAAAGCTATTTTATAATCAGCTATAAGCTGTTTTAACGCTTTTTCTTTTTCTTTTTCTTGTACATCCATTTATTCTCCTTCCTGTAGCACTTTGGCCATTGGAGCTGCCTGACCTGCTGCTTGTGCTTGTTGCATTAACTCTTGCTGTTGCATTGCAGCCTGTTCTTGTTCAGCTCTTGATTTTCTAATTTCTACAATCTCATCGTCAGATCGCAGGACTTTTCGAGGAACACCTAAAACATCTGTTACATGTTTAACTAACATGTCGGGATCTATATGATCCATAACTGGTAAACGATCACTTAATGGTGCAATCATTTCCATGGTTCTTAAAATAGCCTGGACATCACCTTGTCTTTGTGAACGTGCAAGCGGTGAAACATATTCAATATCAATTGTTTGACCTTGCAATTGTTCTGGTGGTTCAGGTAATTTACCATTTCTCAGTAAAATATTAAAAACTCTATCAATTAATGGACGTAACATTTCTGCCTGCAACCTGCCTAGAACGGGAGCAAGCAGTCTCATTTTTTCTTCGTTACGTTGCATGACCTCAGTTGCGGTCATACGTTGGTTTTGTTCTGATATTAATTGATCAATAAAATAAACTTGTTGTATAGATTTTCTTCTTTGTTCTTCTAAATTTAATCCTACAGGTGTGTTTGCTCCAATATTTAAAGGTTCAATACGATCTCTTGATCCCGATCTATAAAAATTTAATCCGCCTGGTTGCGTTCTTACTGGCAAAATAAAACTATCATCAGGCACTAATAATGGTGGGTCTACCATTTTTTGTGCAGCTTTGATGGTTGTTTCTGCCATCTTGTTTAGCATTTTTATATCTGGCAGAGCTGTCATAGATGGTGATCTGCCATATACTTCACTAGAAGATTTTAAATATCGAGGAACGATATAAGGAAACTCATTGTAACCACTTACAGAAATAATTACGTTTTCATCTTTGTGATAATAGATTGAGGCAAAAGCCATAGATTTATTATCAAGTTTGAATTTATTAAATTTATCGTTTGGCTTTACGCAATGATGCAGTGTTACTTCTTCGTATGGATGACTATCTATTTTCTTTAAAATACTTTTTGGCAGTGCATCACCAAACTTTTGAAACGCAGCCAGTGCTGTCATTTTAAATTCTCTATGTACTGTATCAACCACACCCTTGTGATTTTCTGCAGCATAAACTTCTTTTATGTGGCGTGTATTAAATCTAATAATATTTTCATCGTCAGGTTCTATCAGCATGCAGGCCGTTCCAAATGCCACTAAATCACTATAAACCTCATGCACTTCTTGTTGAAAGTTTGAACGTGCAAAAGCCATATACATTGTTCGTGTTGACGTTTCTAACCACTCAAGAGCAGCCTCGTCTTGTCTAAAAGAATCGTCTTTAAAACGCATGTCAAACCAGGGAGAGGCTGAGTTTGTAAGCATGCTGTGTAAGGATGATGATAACAATTCAAGTGCGTGAAGTGCTGTTCCGTCATAGATTTGTTCTGTTCTTTTATCACCCTTGCTTCTTGTTTTTGTTACATCGGCCCTTCTTGGCAAACAGTAGTCGGCAACCTCTTGCCAGTGACTTTCCCAGTTTGCTCGAGAAGATTTTAATTTATCAAATTGTTTTGTAAGCTCATTTGCTTTCATGCTAATATCCTATTAAAGTTTTTTTACCTTGCCGCATGGCATTTAAGCCATAAAGATTATTCATTTCAGTAAAAAGTTTGCCCTGTTTCTTTTTTGGTTTTAAAGATTTAGTCATGTCTGTAGCTGCTTCTATTTTTATAGAATTAAAAGGAGCTGACATCATGCTGTTGGATTGATACATCAACCTAATAGAGTGGGCTTGAATAAAATAGGATCACCTAAAACACCTTTTGCTGATGTTTTAATTAATGGTTTGTTTCCTTTTTTAGCTTTTGTTCCTTTGCCAGCTGTTGTATATGCACCCATCTCTGCAGTAGCTCCAGCTTTTTTGTCAGCCGCAGCGTCTGCCGCTGCTTTAGCTGCCGCTGCTTCTGCTGCTTTTTTAGCCGCTGCATCTTTTGCAGCCTTTGCCGCAGCTGCGTCAGCAGCTTTTTTCGCAGCAGCCTCGTCAGCAGCTTTTTTAGCTGCAGCTTCACTTGCTGCAATTTCAGCAGGAGTTGGTCCTGCGGGTGCCGCTGGTGTAGGTGCTGGTGTAGGTGCTGGTGCTGCAGCAGGTGCAACAACGTTAGGCGTTGGTAGAATTGCTTGTACTATTTCTTTTGGTACTGCTTTTTTTAATATTTTTGTTACTGATCCCATTTGGTCCTCCATTGATAGGGTAGTTTAATTTGTGATGAATGGTCTGATATTTGTTGCCAGCCTATTCTTTTGTATAGTTTTATAAGATTTATATCTATTGGTTCTGCTATAAGTTTGTCAGCATACTCAACAGTCATTTTATAAAATTTATTTACAACAGAACGTGTCAGTGTTCTGCCTGTAAACTGTTTGTTTATGTGCAAATGCACGTTAAAGGTTTTTGGTTCCTCTAATTCATAGAGCCATACAAAACCCGCAGTCTGATTATTGTTTACAAATTTATAAATTATTGCGTAATAAATAATCTCGTTATGATCTGATAAAAACTCAAAATTGTTAGCAAGTAGATACTCATACAGCTCTGTATAGTTATCTGATCGAATTATGTCTATCAACTATGAAAGCAATGTTTTGTTGTAAATATTAAGACCAACCATTTTCGGTTTTTTATTTTTAGTTGTTTTCTCAGCTTGTTCAACATTGTCTTTGGTCTGGGCCGCAATCTTTTGTGCTGGTAGTTTTTTTTCTTTTGCTTTTTCAACTACCTTTTCTTTAGCTGTTGCCGCTACCTTAGTTGCTGGTGTTTTATCAACTACGTTACTTTTTATTTTCTTAAGTTTTTTTATTGTAAAAAGTCCTTCTTTGTCTGCTTTTTTTAAAAGCTTTCCCATTAATTTTCCCATAATATTATCCTAATAAAGTTGGTGTATAAATTGTTGCTTCGTCAGTAACGCCTTTTGGGCCAGTCTTAATTGTTTGACTCATACCCTTTTTTTTCTTTTCAATCTTTTTTTCAGCCTCAACTTTTGCTGTTGTTTCTTGGCCCTTCTCATCTTTATAAACTTCTTCAATAGATGCAGGCGGTGGCTTTGGTGCTGGTGGTGGTGGAGCTGCCGCAGCAGCTGGCATCACAATTGTTTTTGGTTTTAAAAATCCCATTTTAATCTCCTAGTGGATTATAGTGAAGACCCGCAGCCTCTTTCTGCGGTGGCCTTAATTGGTTTAAATCTAATTCTTGGTGTGCAACAGCAACGTATCTCCAACAGTCTGCATAGTGACTGCTCCAGTCATGGACAGGTCTTGCAAAAGTTTTGTCCTTGTCCAGATATTTTCGGTGATACCACTTCATTGCATCTAAAAATGGTTTGCAACGTTCACGATCAATGTAAGTCTTTGACAACAACATTTGACCTGCATGCAATCCATCCTCTATAGGCAGCTTAGGACAAATCTTTATCGGACGCATCCCTAGCTGGTACGCATATTCTTGCCTAGAGTGTCCTGTGGACATCTCCCGTACAGCAACATCATGCGGGAAAACATAGTTTCTAATTAAATAATTTTTATCTTTTATTACTTGAGCATAATGATCAAGGCCATAATTACTATTAGAATAACAGTCAATGACGAATAGTCCTCGACCAATTTTCTGAGTAAATAAAAGACACGTTTTATCGGAGATGCCCAAGTCGAAATAGACGTCAACAGGGTATCCCACATCATACGGATATAGTCCAATGCGTTTGTCCTCCTCTAATTTTTCTATAAATTTTCCAAATATAGAACCTGAGACGTTAGCTTGAAAGCTGCACTCAAATTCCTGGTTGTACTGGTCCTCTGTTTGTAATTTACGAGCAGAGTCCAATTCTTCCTGTGGTATTAATTTTGTTTCACTAGCTTTAAATAAACAAGTAAACCATTCATTATTACCTTTAGCATCCTCGTATAGATGATAAAAAGCATCCATGCCGTTAGGCGTTCCAATAAAAACTATTTTGCCAAGTCGGTCAGATATAGCTGGACGCTGTACTTCTGTAAACATCCTGGGGTCCATCTGCGCATACTCATCGTTTACAATAAGATCAAACTTTAATCCCCTAGCACTATCTATGTTCTCGGCACCAAACAATGTTATTCTTGCACCGTTTGGAAAGTCTGCACGCAGCTCTGTCTCGTTGTACTTCATGCCAGGCACTACTCTGGAATATTCTTTTACCATATCCCAGGCAACTTGTTTTGCCTGCACCCTGGTTGGACAAAAGAACCCGCCACGAAAATCCTTATGCTTTGACGTCAGGGCTTCCTTAATCAAATGATTTATACTAAATACTGTTTTGCCACCCCTACGATGCATCACACATACTGCAAATCTATACTCGTCTAACGCTGCGTGTAGTTTCTTTTGTTGCGGCCGTGGGCTATACGGTATCGTTATTGTTTTCATTAATGAACTGTCGACTCGAACGGTATGCTAGTTTTGTGTAAATCTAATAAATTTATTATAAAGTCGCACGCAGCTTTAGCGTCATCGTCATCTTCAAAAGTGCCTATCTCAACAATTACTTTCTTTTGATATTGATCAAAATAAACAGCTGCTTTTACATCTGGTTTGTCTGTCATCGTCTGTACAAAAGTCCTATCTATATATATAACAAAACCGCACCCCATTTTGGGTGGGGTCGAGCCACGAAAAACTGCCAAAAAATACGCCTGTGTAGGTATAAATGCCACACACACGCTAGGCTACGCCTCAATAACTGTGTCTGTTTTGCTTTGCTGGTTGTCTAATTGTTTCTGAACTCCATTCCCGCCTGCGAGAACGTGCGTTTGCTGTGAAGAACTGG